GTCTTCGACATCCAAGTTCAAAAGAACCACAATTTCTTCGCTAACGGGATGCTCGTCCATAACTGCCTGCTGATCGACGACCCAATCAAGAACCGCGAGGAAGCGGACAGCGAGGTCATGCGCCGCAAGACCCGTGATTGGTACACCTCAACCGCTTACACGCGTTTGATGCCAGGCGGGCGGATCGTAATCATCCAATGTATGGTTGGCGATACTTCGGTGATGCTGCCTGATGGCACTTCGAAGGCACTGCGCGACATCCGCCCTGGCGATAAGATCGCGACTTATGAAAATGGTGAAATAACAAGCTCATTTGTCCGCAATCATGTGAATAATGGTCCTGATCGCGTCTATGCAATCACCACGAAATCAGGTATTACCGTCAGAGCAAACGCAAGGCATCCGTTCCTTGTAAATGAAGGCGGAAAAGCAAAGTGGATAAGGACGAGAGACTTACGTCCGGGCCAAGAAATCTACCGGGTCAGTGGGGCAAGTGGCGCGGGAAAATTTGCAGACAGGACGGGTGCGATAAACCAGTCCGTTGCCGAGGATATTGCGCGTCCCATTACAACAAAAAGCGGTGGGCAGACGGTGTTCGCCCGCCTTCGGTCAATCCGCGATCTCGCCGCGAAGCGCATTTGCGCCATCGCTACGGGATTGACCTCGCAGATTACGAACGACTTCTTGCCGAACAAGGTGGCGCTTGCGCCGTCTGTCGCCAGCCTCCCACGAAGCGCAACACACGCGCTCACTGGGACGGGAAGTTGTGTGTCGACCACTGCCACGACGGCAAGCATGTTCGCGGGCTTCTCTGCAACGACTGCAACCTCGCAGTCGGGTATGGAAAGACTGAGCAAGTCCTCCGCGCAGCCGCCGACTACGTTCGGGATAGAACATGATGAAATCCTTGAAATAGTATCGAGCGGGGTTGAGGACGTATACGACATTGAGGTTGAGCGAACCGCCAACTTCATCGCAAACGGCCTAGTAAGCCATAATACACGTTGGCATGAAGACGATCTTTCGGGCTGGCTTCTCCGTGAGCATGAGCACGAGGATTGGACCGTTCTCGACCTACCAGCGATCAACGATAGCGGGGAGGCGCTGTGGCCCGATCAGTATTCGCTTGAGGCGCTTGAGGGCATCCGGCGCGCCCTCCCACCCCGTGATTGGTCTGCTCTCTACCAGCAGCGCCCGGCACCTGACACCGGCGACTATTTCAAGCGCGAATGGATCCACGAGATGGATAGCATTCCGAGCGCTTCAACGATGCAGGTCTTCGGCGCGTCAGACTATGCCGTGACCGCAGATGGTGGCGACTTCACGGTGCATGTTGTCATGGGCATCGATCACACCGGGCGACTTTGGCTGCTCGACCTTTGGCGTAAACAGTCGTCGTCCGATGAGTGGGTTGACAGCCTTTGCGGCCTTGTGCGCCAATGGAAACCTATTGGTTGGGCGGAAGAGACTGGCCAGATAAAATCCGGCGTCGGCCCGTTTCTCGTCAAGCGCATGCTTGAGACGCAATCGTACGTCGCTCGTGAACAGTTTCCAACACGCGGCGACAAGGCGGTGCGGGCGCAATCGATCCGTGGGCGCATGGCGATGCAAGGCCTGCACGTAAAACGGGGTGCACCGTGGCTCCCTTCGCTGATTTCCGAGATGATGAGTTTCCCGGTCGGCTCGCATGACGACCAGGTCGATGCGCTTGGTCTTGCTGGCCAGCTCATTGCGAAGATGGACTTTGGCAAGACGCCAGAAGCCGACAAGCCGAAGCCCGGAGCGCCGCCGCGTGTCGTCGCTGATGGTGTCATCGCACCGCCGTTGGGGATGAGACGGTGAACGACGCCCGCGACTTTACCGGCACCGAGGAAGAGGCCAAGGAGAAGGCATCAAAGCCGATCCTGCAAGCGTTGAAGCGCTCGGAGAAGGCCTTCAGCGAGTGGGACGCCACTTGCCATGCAATCGACGACACCTATTCCAAGCACGGCGCATCGTACGAAAATCTCGTCACCACCTATGGTGGCTCCGGGTGGAAAGACGCCGAGATGGACCTTTTCTGGTCATCCAACGAGGTTCTGAAGCCTGCCGTTTATGCCAAGCCGCCCGTTCCGGCGATTTCACCAATTTTCAAGGACGGTGGCCCGGTAAAGGCGACGACGGCTGAGCTGCTCGAGCGTGCTGCGATATCGACGTTCAAGAATACCGGCATCGACGAGGTGATGCAGAGCGTTCGTGATGATCTGATCTTCACCAATCGCGGCGTCATGTGGCTGCGCTACGAAGCGGACGGCGGTAAAAAGGTCTGTGTCGAGCATCTCGACCGCGACGATTTCCTGCATGACGTAGCGCGCAAGTGGTCGGAAGTTGGCTGGGTTGCGGGTGGCTTCTGGATGAGCCGCGACGAGATCAAGGAGCGCTTCAAGCGCCTTACTGACGAGCAACTTGACGAGATCAAGTTCATGGAGCGCCGCGACGAGACCGACCGCGAAGAAAAGGCGATGTCGGCCAAGGCAAAGGTATGGGAGGTCTGGCACCGCGCGAACAGCCGTGTCTATTGGGTTGTCGACGGGCTCGATGTGTATCTCGACGATAGCGAGCCCCACCTCAAACTCGACGGCTTTTTCCCCTGCCCGCGCCCGGCCTACGGAACCCTTCGCCGCCGCTCGCTCGTGCCCGTGCCTGATTTTGAGCGCTATGCGGGCATGTTCTCGAAGATCAACCGCTTGACTAGCCGTATATACTTGCTGCTCGATCAGGTGCGTATGAAGGGCATTATTCCGGGCGGTGGTGACGTCGGTGATGCGATCGAGCAGTTGATGAAGTCGGACGACGACAGCCTGCTCATTTCAGTGCCCGGGGCGGCGTTGATGGAGGGCGCGTCTGCCGTAGTGTGGCTACCGCTTGACCAAGTGGCCGCCGCTATTACTGGCCTGATCGAAGCGCGGCGCCAACTCATTGAGGATTTCTACCAGCTTTCAGGCATCTCCGATATCATGCGCGGTGCGACTGAGGCCGAAGAGACGTTGGGCGCGCAGCAGATGAAGGCGCAGTATGGTTCGGTGCGCGTCCGCTGCAAGATCGACGAGTTGCAGCGCATCGCTGCCGACGCAGTCAAGATCGCCAGCGAGATCATCGCAGAGAAATTCGACAGCGAGACTCTGCTAGCCATGTCGCAGATGGAATTGCCGACGCGCAAGGACATCGAGAAGCGCATCAAGGAAATAGAGACCGCCGCCGAAAAGGAAATGACGGCGCTCGCAGACAACGCCGAGCAAATGGCGCAGGGAGCGCCGCCTGAGCAGATCGAACAGGGTAAAGCGGCGTTTCAGCAGCAACAGCAGGAGATCGTCCAGCGCTACAGCGTCATGCTGGAGGAAGCGGAAAACCTTGTTCCAATCGACGACGTGGTCGACCTTCTCCGCGACGACAGGGCCCGCTCATTCGCTTTCGAGATCGAGACCGACAGCACCATCCTTACTGATGAGCTGGCGGAGAAGCAGTCGCGCGCCGAATTCTTGACCGCGTTCAATGGCGCGGCTCAGGGTGTAACCTTCCTGCTTCAGGCGGGCGAGGCCGGTGCGACACTGGCGGGGGAGATGCTGAAGTTTGCCCTCGCGCCATACCGCGCTGGCCGTCAGCTCAACACTGCCATCGACGAATTCGTGAAGCAGGCACCGCAGATTGCCTCGCAGATGCAGGGCGATGGCGAGGATCAGCAAGGCGTTGCTGCGCTTGCCGAGGCCGAGAAGATGAAGGCTCAGGCTGCACAAATGAAGGTCGAGGCCGACATGGCCAGGAATCAGGCCGAGAGCGATCGCAAGCTGATGGAGATGCAGCAGAAGGCGGCCAAGGACCAAGCCGATGCACAGGCCAAGATGGCGAAGATTGAACAGGACAACGCCGCCCTGAATGTCAAGGCGCAGGAGGCGCTGGCCAAGGTGGACCTGATCCGCGCGCAGACGATGAAGGCGCTGGCAGAAGCCGGGGTTGTGGTGGACAGCGCTGCGCTCGACGAATTTGTGTCGCTCAAGGACATTGAACTGCGCGAGCGCCAGCAGGTGGCGAATGAAACCAACGCAATGGCCGACCGCGCCCATCAGTCTCAGCGCGACGAAGTCGAGGACGGTTTCCGCGAACGCGGGGAAAGCCGTGCGGATATGGCGGCGGAGCGTGAGCAATGACCGGCTTTCCCGTAACCGTTGTAGATAACGGCGGCCTTCCGGTTACGCAGTCCGCCACAGGCTCTCCTGCCTCGGCTGTTGCGTCTGGCGGGATCCCGGTGACGCTCGTTTCTTCGGGCGGAATAGCCCTGTCGGTAAGCGGCCTCGAAGAGGACATCTGGGGCAATGATTACGAAGAGGCGCTGATTTCACCGGCTCCGAGTACGGAACGCTCGACGTATTCGGTCGAGGGGCCAGCTACGGTTATTCTCTCTAGGGATGATGTCATAGGTTTGGATGCTGGTGAGAATGCCCCGTATTTTCCGTGCGCGCTGTCGAAGGCGTTGGGTCAGTTGCCCCTGACGTTTCCAGCCGATTTGGCTGTGTATCATGGCTCCGATCACTCCACAGGTAACGGCTACCTTTCCGTTCTCCTTGGTTGGTACGATGCCGGTTCGCCCAACGGTATCCTGTGGAAGCAGTACCAGCAGGCGAAAGACGACGGCGATCTGGCGGGCGTGACGGGGCTGCCTTCGACGCCGTATCTGCTCGACTGGTCGGGGCGCCAGCTCGAAACGCCGTGGGTACGCTGGAATGCCACCGATGGCTGGATGATGACGGCGCACGCGGTTTCGGTGCCGAGCGGGTATTACACACAGGCCACGGTGCGCATCCTGACCACCAACGGCTTTGATCTTTCCATTCAGAATGTGGCAGGCGATGCGGCTTGGCTGAAAATCCCGCAGGGTGTGTATCTCGCCAGCGGGCATACCGGCTACGACAAGTTCGGCCCGCATGAGCTGCCCGACATGCCCGGTTCGGTGATGCATCAGACCCTCGCCAGCAGCGGTGATGCGAGTATGCGTGCGATCTGGACTGCGGATAACCTGACCGACACTCCGACGCTGCATTCGTTCTTCCCCGGCAGCACCGTGGGCCGCGCTGCGGATGATTTGCCGACCGGATGGAGATTGGGGCCTCCCATTCCGGGCACGCACAGAACTACCCGGCAGGGTATCGCTGCGCTGTGCGTGGGTTCGGCTATCGGTTCCGGTGTCGGTGCCCCTGGCTCAAGCATTTACGAATGCCTGTACGAGGATGACGGACTGACGCCGAAAGGTGTTCCGATCCTTGTCTATGCCAGCGCCATGGAGACATGGAACGACCCCGGCGCTTCGGGACCGAATATCATCGACGATCCGGACACGCTGGGCAAGCGCCTCATGATGTTCAGCGGCGAAAGTGATCTGGTGGACCCGGATGGCCTCCTGTCGTTCGCCGTTGCGGAAATGCCGTTTCGCAATCCCGGCAACACCTATTTCGATCCACTACCCGATCCCATTCCTGATACCCTGACGGAAACGGAGTACGATTTCACCGCGCAAGCCTCGCTTCCCTCTGGGCTCACGCGCGTAACGTCGGGCACAACTGGCGTAAGCTACGACGCCAACGGGATCAACCTGACCGCCCAGACCAGTGGTCGCAATGTTGTGCGCACCACGGCGGGACTGGACGCGACCGGGCTGGATTTTCTCGAAGTCTGGATTCCGCAGATCAAGGTCATCGGCAACCTCTACAGCCATGTGATTTTCGGGTGGGCCACGGACACGACCGCAGCGATTGCGACGCGCATCGGCTACCGCTGTGCCATCGGGTCGACGATCACGCCGTCAACGGTCAATCACGAAAGCCAGATTGGCGGAACCACGATCATCGAGGCCAAGGGTGTTCCGGGCTTGCTCGAAGGCGGGGGTCACGCGAATATCACGCTGACCGGCCTTGGCGTGCGTTGGTGGCCGCAGTCGGGCCGGTTGTGCCTCATGCAGTGGTATGACGGCGTCGAATGCTCGAATGCGATCGACACGGCATTCCTTGCTCCCGGAGCGGCGGTTTACCCGTACATTTCAGTTCTCAACTCCGAAACCGGACAGACGGGCGCGTTGGCGTTCTCGGGCATGCGGACGCGGCATGGCTAACGAAGGAGAAGTAAAATGGCAGATGCAAATCGGTTGATCGGTCTCGGAGTTCCCGAGCCGACCGCCAACGAACTGGCCGCGCAGATCGAAGCGCAGACTGGCAATGCAGAAAGGCTGAAGGAACTTGGCGTGGTTCCGGAATTGGCCACCGAGATTGCTGCGCAGATCGATGCCAACCCGACCAGTGCGCCGAAACTCGTCGACTATTCGATGATTCCCGAAATCGCAGTCGAAGTGGTCGCGCAGATCATCGCCGACCGACCCTAGGAGACCGAACATGGCAGATATATCGAAACTCGCCGAAGGCACCGTAAAGGACATCTCAGCCAAGCTTTCCGACCTTTCCGACGCGCAGCTTTCACAGCTTCACGACCTAGAACATGGTAAGGATAACCCTCGCACCACGTTGCTCGATGCCATCCACCGCGAGCAGGATCATCGTAAGGGTGAAGCGCCCGAAGAGCCTCAGCGCGATGCTGCTGAGCAGGCAGCTTACGACCAAGGTCGCCGTTCACGCAAAAGCGGGATCGGGCGCGCCGAAAGCCCTTTCAGCAAGGGTGCGCTTCGCGATGCCTATTGCGAGGGTTGGGATTTTCAGGACTCGCTCTGATGCCACTATACGACTTCGAGTGCCATGAAGGCCACCGCTTTGAGCGGTTTGTCTCGCTTGCGCAGTTCAATGTCGTGCAAAGCTGCGAGTGCGGGGCTGGCGCGTCTCGGCTGATCAGCGCGCCGCGCGTGGTTTCGGACACGATCGAGCCGACGCTCGGTCCCGACGGAAAGCTGCACACCAGCCTCACTTCGTACCGCCATAGCTGCACACCTGAGGGCAACCCGCAGCACGAAAGTTACCAGGAACTCGGGCGTGACGAAATGCCCGCATTTAAAGCACCGGAATTCGACCGGCGCAAACGGCGAGACGACATCCGCGCCGGGATACAGGATGTCAAAGAGGGCCGCGTTCCGCCCGTTGTAGTTGGAAATGACCTATGACCGATCTAGCCGAAGCCACTACCGATATCGGGGAAGCCAAGTCGACCACGCTTGAGGAAAACGCGTCCCCCGGCGTGTCCGGCGCAGGTGCCCCCAAGATCGAGCCCGAAGTCAAGGAACCCGCGTCCCTGCGCGACACGATCGCCGACGAGGTGAAGAAGGAAAGCCAAGCCAAGGAAAAGACCGCCGATGACGCCGACGCCGCCAAGGGAGCCGATGGGGATAAAGATGGCGCGGCCAAGGACGAAAAGGCAAAGGACGCCAAGAGCGACGCCAAACCCGAGGAAAAGGCAAAGGACGAGCCTGACAACGTAAAGCCTGAAAAGAAACCGCCGGAGCGCGATGACACTGGCAAGTTCAAGGCCAACACCGCGCCCGTCAACGACACAGCGGAAAAGGACGGCGACGACAAGTCAGGCCATTATCAAGCGCCGAAGAACTTCCTGCCCGACGCTCGCGAGAAGTGGCTGAACGTTCCGCGTCCTGTGCAGCGCGATATCGATAACATGGCGCGGGAGCATGAAGCGCGGATCGAGCAGTTGTCGAAAGCCACCGAGCGATACGAAAGTTTGCGCCAATTCGACGAGCTTGCGCAGAGTAACGGGCGCGACCTCACCGAAAGCCTCGCGAAGCTCAACCAGATAGAGAACCTGATGCAATCGAACCCCTATGCGGGGCTCAATGCGATCCTTCAGGAGATCGGCCCTCGCAAGCCGGACGGCTCACCGGTTTCTCTATTCGAAGTTTCGCAGTTCATAGCGCAGCAGGGACCCGAGAAGTGGCAACAGATGGTGCAGGTGCGCTATCCTGCCAACGAGCAGCCGCAGGAGGATCCCGAGGTTGTGCAGCTCAAGCAGCAGATTGCGCAGATGCAGGTGCAACATACCGCCCAGTCGGTAATCGAGCCTTTCAAGGCCCAGCATCCCCGATACGAGGAATTGAAAGGGCCTATTGCGCAGATCCTGAATTCTGGTATGGTGCCAGCCAGCTTGAGCCCGCCTGACCGGCTGGCAGCGGCTTACGACATGGCTGAGCGGCTTAATCCGCCTTCGAATGTCGACAAGCCCGCCCCGGCACCGAGCCCTGACGCAGATGGCCGCGCTGATCCAGACCTCAGCGGCACGAAATCCATCAAGTCCGCGCCGGGTTCCAGCTCTCCCGATCTTGCTCCCGAACGCGGTGGTTCCATCGCCGAGATACTTCGCGACGAAACGCGGAGAAATCGACGGGCATAAGCAAGGGGTAGCGCAATGCCTATCAACTCCGACCGTAACTATGGTCAGATTCTGACCGCTTCCGTGGCGCGCCGCTCCGGCGACGTGCAGAATATCGTCTACAATTCCACCCCCCTGACTGCGATCCTCAAGGACATGGGGAAGATCAAGCAGAAGCGGGCGGGCGGTCCGGAACTTCGTGTTCCGATCCAGTTCGACAAGCTGGCTGCCCAGTGGTTCACCGGCTACGACAAGCTGGAAATCACGCCGAAGGAGCTGCTGAACAGCGCTGTCTTCAACTGGTCGCGCTGCGTCGGCATGTTCTCGCTGACCGGCACCGAGCTGCTTTACAACAGCGGCGAGGAAGAGGCCATCGACCTCATGGAGGTCTACATGGATGCTGCCGAGCAGTCTGTGAAGGAGGCCTTCGAGGAAGGTATGGTCGGAGACGGCACTGCCGATGGTGGTCGCCAGATGATTGGATTCGGCGCCGCCGTCCCAATCGTGACCAACACCGGCATCTACGGCGGTATCGATCGCTCGTCTGTTGCCGATTGGCGCACGTCGACGTTCGACATCCCGGCGGGTGATGTCTCGGGCTACACGACATGGGACAGCACCACGGCCCGTGCGATCATCGAAAAGATCACCCTCCAGCGTTCGCGCGGCGGACGATATCCGGACCTGATCATTGCCGATGCCAATTCGTATGCGGCCATTTCGGCGGCATTCGTGGCTCACCAGCGCCTCGCATCTGAGCGGCTGGCACGACTCGGCTTCACCGGCATGACCATCATCACCCCGGCGGGTCCGGTCGACGTGATGGCGGCAGGCGGGATCGGCAATGTGATGCCCGCGGATACGTTCTTTGGCATCGATACCAAGGGTGCGGCGATCTACACCTTCCCGGGTCAGGAATTCGTACCCTTCCATCCGGGCGACGGTATGCGTCCGATCAATCAGGATGCGGTGGCGCAGGGCGTTGTGTGGACGGGGCAGTTTGTCCTCGAAAACCCGCTTTTCACCTATCGCGCCATCACGGCCTAAAAGGAGGGCTGAACAATGACCACCACTCCCTTCCGCACTACCGCCCAGCTTGGCCCGGATCTGCATCAGGTCGTGAAGGCCGATCAGGTCTGGTACGAGGGCGCTGGCCGCGCCGCCGATGGCTCGGGCCAGATCGGCTCTCCGCAACTCGGCGTCGTCGAGTTCGGCAACGATGGGCGCCGGTACATGTGGGTCGAGGCGGATGCCACGATCACCGTAGCGGCTTCGCCCGGCACCCAGCTGGCTATCGACGGTGACTTCACCGCCGCCGCCGGGTCTGAAGGTTGGTATGCCCCGCATACCGGCTTCTACAGCGGCACGATCGTTTCTGGCGATCGGTTCTGGGCTGCTCAGGCAGTTCCCTTTGCATAACCATGAGTAAGGCGGGGGCTTCGGCTCCCGCCTTTCCTTCCAATTGGAGCGTCCATCCATGACACAGGTAGCAGTAATCGACGAGCGCGACTTGCAGGTCACGCCGGTTTTCAAGGTAATACAGGTCGAAGACATCAACGCCTCTGAGCGCGAGGGTCATCTCATGATGAAAACGCGCGAGGTGGTCGAGGTTCGCATTGCCGGGCATCGCGATGTCAAGGTATTCCCCTCGGATGCGGTCTGGCGCCGCGATGGCAACAAGGCAATAACCTATGCCGAGCGCTGGCCCGAGCAGTATGCCGCCTATCACAACGGCGATTCTCAGCAGGCCCTCGGCACGCCGCTGGAGATGCTGCGCCCCCATGGCATCTCCGACGCGATGGTTTCCGTCTGCCGTGCGCTGAAAATCTATTCGATTGAGGCCCTGCACGCCCTTGAGGGTCAGGGCGTCAAGGCGCTCGGTATGAACGGCAACAGGCTCAAGGACGCGGCCCGCCAGTTCATGGCCGAGCGCCAAACTTCGGCGCAGGCGTTGTCGGAGGTCGAGGCGCTCAAGGCGCGTAT